GATCAATCGGATCTGTTTGCCGAATTCTGAGAGCCAATTATATAGTATTTAGATCTAAGAAGAGATCATTAGCTATAATGGGCTTGCAATTCAGACCTGATCCTGTAAATCCACCAAGAATGGAGGATGAGAAAGGAAAAGATTTCTGGATTCAGAACGAGGTGATTATCCGAGAAGGATTTAAAGAACATTTGAGAACAGTGATGTTTACTGGAAAAATCTATGCCGACGTTATCGTTGAAGTCAAGGAAAAGTTAGAATCTTGGTCTAAAGGACATAAGATCATGAAACCGATACTGGAATATTGTGGTTTGATGGTGGCTTGCATGGTTGCATACCGTGTTGGTGTTCATCTAGGAAGTGTAGCTAAGAAGTTGAAGAATGGATATGGAGATCCCTTTGCTAGTTTCAAAGGAACATTGTCGAAATATGGAACGACAGTTGCACTGAAGATGATTGCTGACATTTTGTGGGTTCCACAGTGGAATGTGACTATGGGAATGCCAATGATGGCCTTGCTCTTGCTTGTTGAATATTGGATGGATAAATCTTTTAGGATGGAGTTCATGAGAACATTTGATCTGACAGAGGAAGAGATGGATATGCTTGGAGAGAGGATCAATGCTTATAATGAAGGCACCTATTACAACTCAGGTGCACCAACAACAGGAAAGAGGCCAGCTAAAGCCAGAGTGCCAAAAATGGTACCAGTATCAAAAGAACAAGGAAAGACCGAAGGAGATGTACCACCAATGTTTCCTATTTTAAAAGAAAACATCATCTCTTTGAGAAACGTGAGATTGGATTATGGAATTCGTGGTTTGATGTGGAAAGGAGACCGAGCCTTAATAAATAATCATTGGGGCAAGGTTTGTGAGAACGGTGATGTTATTGAATTTTCAAGATTTGATAACCAGGACGGAACGATAATGACGACTTTGATTTGGAACGACAAGGATTATCATAATTTTGGGTATGAAGGAGGAGTTGAAAGTGATCTCGGAGTTTGGTGTACTGGTTGGAAAACTAAGCAATTTAAAGATATATCGAAACATTTTATTGCTTACAAAGATATCAACCAGATACCTGGACAAAGAGGTTACCGAATTTCAAATGTTATAACGACGTTTGAAAGGCTTGAGTTCGTTCAAAATCAGGGAGTCATTGATGAAATGACAGGAGAAGTTCTCACATACCCACTTTCTATTGTGGGAAGAGGAGCACAACAACCAGGAGTCTGTGGTTCACCATGGATTGTGACAAATGACGCGTTATTTGGAAACGTTGGGAAAATCGTTGGATTGCATTCTTGGGGAATGCCAAATTTGATTGGAGCTATACCAATATACAAAGAATTCTTGGATGATATGGATAAAATCTTGGGAGGTTTGGAAGTAAGTCAACCAGTGACTGAAGGCAAGAAGAGAAAGAACCCTTTTGTGGTTCATGAGTATATTGCTCATGTTCCTCAAAATGAGGTTTTTAGACAACCAACCAAGACCAACATTCAACCATCCCCTGTTCATGGAAAAATTTTCCCGGTTACGCATCAACCCGCTATTCTGAGTTTTTATGATAAAAGACTCTCTTTGGATAGTAGGGATGGATGGTTAACTAATATCATCCGAAAAACTGATGTACCGAGCAATTTTTTCAGGAACGAATTCGCAGTTAGGGAGGCAGCACGACAATTGACAAATGAGTTGTGTAGCTTACCAATTAATTGTGGAGCGAGAATTCTTACTATTGATGAGGCTATCAATGGTGTGGACGATTTTCAATGGTCTAAAGACGCAGGACTGGAGATGAGAAATTCAGCTGGATACCCGTTTAATAAAGCACCGGGTAAAGGAAAGTTTGGATTTTTCAAGGAAAGAGAAGAAGTTGGCGATCGAGTGAAGTACGATATTGATGATGGTTACTTAGAGAAGAGGATTCAACACCGAGAGAAGATGGCAAAGGAAGGAAAGGTAGTGGAAGGTTCAGTCTATTTGGATGTTTTGAAAGATGAGCTAAGAGCATTGGATAAAATTCAGAAGGGAGCAACGCGTGTAGTAAATGCACCACCCCTAGATCTGATGGTATTATGGAATAAGTACTTTGGTGCTTTTCGGCTCTTTTTCATGGATCCAGAGAACGTTGGATTTCCACTAGAATCAGCTTTAGGATGTGATCCTAAGGTATTATGGCCACAACTCGGTATTGAATTGAAGAAAGCGAAGAGGGCTTTTGGAGTGGATTACTCTGCTTTTGATTCAAGTCAAAATGCACAGTGGTACAGGTACATAGTCCAAGTGATTAATGATTGGTATCGTAGGAACCAAGTTGATCAGGAGAACATCGATGAAGAGTGTCTTGTTCGTGAAGTATTTTACTTCGAGGTTGCTCATTCAGTCCATCTGTTCGGTGATTTATTATACCGTGATGATCATGGACTTCCTAGTGGAGTTTGTGGAGGATTCACAACAATCACCAACATTATGGTCAACAAACTAATGTCGCGAGTGGCATTCCAAAGGACTGGATATTCAGTGGATATGTATCCACACATTGTTGGAGCCATTTTTATGGGCGATGATAACATTCAGTGGATCAAACCGAATATCAAAAAGGAGGAAGAGGCAAAAGCTTTTAGGTATAATAGAATTACCTTAGCTGAAGTTGCCGCGGAAGTTGGAATGACAGTAACGATGCCTGACAAGAGTCCAGATTTGACTCCGTTTGACGAGTTTAAAGATCTGACATTCTTGAAGTCAGCGTTTGTTGATTATATTCCTGGATTTTATCTACCAGGGATGGAGCCAAAAACGATTTATAACCTGATTAACTGGTATAGACCAAAACATAACCCAGACCAATTCAGGGTTAATGTTGAAGAAGCGTGCAAGTACGCTGCTCCCTGGGGGCTCAAATTTTATGATGAGTTCAGAGGGAAATTACTTGCAAGTTCGGAAATGTGGGCAATAATTCCGGATTTAGATAAAGTTGCCCCCGATTTCCATAAAGTCTTTGCTATTTATAAGACTGATAGTGGAATCGAGCAGACACGGCGTGAAATGGACAAATTGTATGATTTTTCGT